GTCTTCTCCGATTAGGCCACGCCGGAAATCTATATCGAAATCGGGTTGATATTCGTTACTCATTTACAACCGAACTCTCCGGGACGGCACTCGTAGTGTTCGTCTAACTCGTGTAGCGCTTTTACCCAGTCCCTAGCGCCAGGAGTTTCGGTTTGCCGTTCCCAGGGTTTCTCTTCCCGCTTCGGATACGGTTCGTCAGACCAACCTTCTCGAGACAACCATGTAGCAGGGTAGGGAATGTACTGCTTCGGCGGGAGGTTCGGGTCTCGACTTAACCGGAGCGCTCCCTCGAGGATTGCGGTCATACTATTTCGGCCTGCTACAAAAAATGTGTCCCTGGCGGCAGCTTTTCCGACTTTCCTCGGATAGTACTCCCAGAACGTTTCGAAGGCTTCGGACAGAATAGCATCACCGTGACCGTTCTTATTTATAGTCTTCTTCTCTTTAGTCTTCTTATAGGTAGGATTCACCGTTGTCGGAAAACCCGTCACCGGTAAACCCGTCACCGGTTCCGAAGTCTCCCAAATAGCCTCCGAAAACTCTCCTCCTTCGGACCGGTCTTGCCGCCGAATCAGATAACCTGCTTCCTCGAGTTCGCGGACAGCGGAACGTATAGCATCCCGGCCGCAACCGTTTAACGTAGCTAGATTCCGCATCGTTACAGACCAGCCGTTCGAGTGCGATAGTAACTGTCCGAGAAGGCCTTTACTCCGTAGGGATAGACGTTCGTCCCGGAGCCAGGAGTTCGGAATCTGCGTAAACTGTCCCTCGAACTTATAAGGCCGTCTAATAATTGGCATTTCTTCTCCCTCATTTAGAATCCTAGTTTTTCTATGGCCACTACCGGCGCATCCGAAACAAGCTCCCGTTTATATTCGTCATCTAGCCTGTACCACGCCTGATATTTCGGATACCAGACCGCTACGGTCTTCGGGTCTTGTCCCGGCCGGAGCTTCCAACCGAGATTGCGTGCTTTCTCGGCAATCTTCGGGTCCGACTCTAACGCGTTATTTAGCCAGGAGCAGAGAACTAGGATATTCGCCGAGTTATCCCGGATTTTCGAACCTCCCATCCCCCGATTAAGGCGATGGTGCGGGGAGACGGTTTCGACCTCGCCGCAATGTATACACCCGAAATCTCGGTAGATAAAACGGTCAAATTCTTTAACTTTCATAAGGCCAGCTAATAACCTCGACGATTCGAACATCTGTTCGTGCCTTAGCCTTCGACGTAAAAGTCTTCCGAAGGTTTAATCCGACAACGTGGAAATCGTCGTAGTAGGCGTAACCGTTTAACGCGTCGAGGACTAGTTTCGCCATATTGTCTATGTCTCTCCGGTTCTTCGTAGCGTTATAAAAGTTAATGTCTATAACTACCTGATGCTCGAACGTTCCCTCCTCGAGTGCCAGCCAGGCTTCGAGGATTATCTTTTCCGCCTCGAGAGTTTCCTTCGGCGTATAAGCTCCCCGTTTAGTTACCCTCGGACGTTGTTTAGAACGTGGCTCACCTCGGACCGAGAACTTTACAGCGCGGTCCGGAGGGTTTCCGATTATTTGCATTAGCTATTAGGACGCGGCTGCATCATCGCTTCGTATCGAGACCTAGCCATTTCGTATGCTTCTTTTAGACCTTCTTCTCCGGCCTCGGACTTTAGGACCTCTAACGCGTGAAACGATTTCTTCCATATTGCGCCGTTGTCCGATTGCGCATCTAGCCATTCGGCAATAATGGCGTCTGCTAAACGCTTTATCTCTTGCTCACTCATGCTTGTCCCCATTCCAATCTAACTAAAACACTAATAGACCTACCTACCTCGAGACGGTCCCGTAACGCTCTAATCTGTGTTAGTCCGGCCCGGTGTTCCTGGTCCGCCAGTTCATGCGCCAGGAACGAATCCTGAGTTTGTAAGTCCGCCGTATATTTTCGGATGTCCATACTGCCTTCGGTTCCGAGAAAAGCCCGCGCATAATCAACCTTGTACGCTGCGCGTGCCCGGACTGCCGCTTCGTCTAATCGACTTATTTCACTAGTCGCTTCGTCGATGTCTTTCCCGATAACGGAAAGAGTCGCAATAACTTGTTCGGGTGTCAGGTTACTTGTCACGGAAAAGCAACCATCCGGATAAGTGGAACCAGCTAATAACTAGACCGTAACGGTCTTCGATATCATCCCGGTTAAACCGTTTATGCGGGTCTACCGGTTGCTCTATCGCAGACACTTTTTCTCGAGTATTTTCTAAAAGCTTCAAAACTTTTTGGTCTTGTTCCGTAAAACTCCTACTTGTTACCATTTAGGGCCTTCTTTCTTCCGGTAAAGACCGAACGGACCTCCTCCGAGAAGCCAGCTTTAACCGCTTCCTCCCAAAGACTGTTTAGTTCGGTTAATGACGTTGCGGCATCTACTTTAGTAAGGAACTCGTCCGGAGCGGGTTTAGACGCGGCACGAGGTTGTGGTCCCCTAGCAGCCTTTTCCATCTCCGTCCTCGAGGGACGCTTACCTTTAGCATAATCAGCGTTAGCAAGCGCACGTCCGATTGCCGACGTTTCTGCGTTCTCAAGGGCTGAGGTCCGGTTTGCGCCAGCACCTCCCTCAATCTCAAACGCCATACCGGTTGCCTTCGGAGTCATAGCGTGCTGGTCCTCGTGACTCTCGAAAATCTGGGCCCGGACTACCCAGTAACCTTTTTCCCTATCCTGCTTACTAGTTAGTTCGTATGTCACGATGCGGCCGTCCGGATTGTCCTCATAAAAGCGTCGAATCCTATCCTCTACAAGGTCATATTCGTCAAGGTTGAACTGTGGCATTATTCCTTCTCCTTTATTTTTTCTAAGAGCTTCCCGGCAACGTCGAGGAGCTTTTCTATCTCTTTTTCTTCCCGGTCTACGGTAAGAGTTTTCGGTTCCAGCCAGGGAGACTGAAACTTCCCGTCCTTATCCTCCCGGAGGAGCCAAGCAAAAACGCATTGCTCAGCACCGGTGACGTACATCTGCCATTGGACTTGCCGCCGGTATGCGATAGGGACACTCTTCCATTCGCCCCAGTCGGTCCCGGTAGTTTTTACTTCTGAGATAACCGGTTTATCCCACGCGATACCGTCCGGTGTGGCAACAAACTCCGGATATAGTTCGTGAGCTATAAGCCACTCGTTCGGCATTACCCCGTAGACGTCTTTTACGTATAACGAAATAAACGGTTCCATTCGTCTCCCGTACTCCATATAGGAGTTGTCGGTAATCGGTTCGGATTCGCCTCTAAGTTTTATTAGAGACTCCTCGAAGCCTTTAGGGGTAGACGCGGCAGCGATGAGCGTTGCCGTTATCTTGCCCTCCCTAGCCTCAAGCCAGGCCAGCTCATCTAACGCTTTACTTGCGATAAATCGTTTAGAGCCAAGCATCGACAGCCACCAAAACCCATTCTGCTAAGCCCTCGACCGTTACGAACCGGTGAGAAGTTTCCCCGATAACTTCGGACTCTTCCGAGGTCCTAGCGATAACGCTTGCCTTATAGTTAGGTCCGTTTAGACCGAACTCTTTACTTATCTCGATTACGTATTTATCGGCTTCTCTTGCCGCTAGTAGTTGCGGGCTCATACTTTCCGCTCCCAAACAATCGAGAGACGTCCGGACGGCATCTTTACCCGTTTCCCGGAGTCATCGACTAGGCCAGCGTCTACGAGTTCGGCACGCCTCGACCGGATACCGGACTCCGAAGCGTTCGGCGCGGTCTTATAACCTCGGTACGCCTCTATTAGTTGCGAATCATTCCGAGGCCTCCGTAGGGCCTTAAGAATATATTCTTGTGTCATCGTGACGTTCTCTACGGAGTCTGCCGCGTCGTGCGAAGTCTCCGGGTCCGTCCTTCTTGCTTTAGCCATTTCTTCCTCCTTTTAACCAGCTACGAGAATAATAAGAGCAACCGCCGACAAGAAGACGGCAGACCGCCAGAAACTAGCACCTAGCCAGTCCCCGAACGTTAGTAAATAGTGGATGACGTATTTCATAGCAGCCACCCTGCTACTCCGAGAGTTCCGAGGAGACCGGTAACTAAGAGTAGGAGTTTTACGTCCCTGGCCTTCTTAGCCTTCTTTATCATCTTCTCGAACTCGAGGATTGTTTTCCGGGTCTCGCCGTAATGGTAGGCCACGTGGCTAGACGCCGGTTTCGGTTCCGGAATCCGGTCCGGTTCCTCGACCTGTAACGCTATTTCGAGGTTTTTGTAGTATCCCATTTTTCCCTCCTAAAGGAATCGGTTATCGGTAGCGTACCTTGCCGCCATAACTTTTTTAGTATTTCGGTATACCTTTTTTCGGAGGCTACCCCTATACTCGTAAAAGTAAGACTAAAAGAAGGAAGGTAACAATGTTAGATTACGACGAAACACCAGTAAGCAAAGAAGAACGCGAACTAGGTAAGAAGCTAAGCCGCAGCCGACGTGACCGACACCACGCTACGAAGGACCTCTACTTCGAGATGGAACCGGAGACGGCAGCGCTACGCTATCCCTTCGACAAGCGGTCGATAGAAATACTAGGTCTAGAGAAATGGCGGGAGCTATTCGCCTCGGACGACGATTAGAACAAACGTTCGAATAAAGAAAAGGAGTTAAATTATGCGTTACTTCGTTACCGGTTACAAGAAAGTAGCTGTCAACGTCTCTGTCGATGCCGACACCCCGAGAGATGCGCTGCGCATCGGTAGAGAACTAATCTGGACCGGGCAAGCCAGCCTGGCTGGAGAAGAAACCTATCTAAACGATTTCGACGTAGACGCCGAAGACGGGGAACCGTTACTCGTAGTCATTGACGGCCGACTCATCAACTAAGAAAGAAGGAAAATAATGGAAACCTACGAACTAATCGACAAAGCACCAGAGACACTAAGCCGCATTGCCCGGTTATGGTCCGTCTCCTCGAACTACGACTACCCGACACCGGCAACAATCTTTATCGACCTCATCGGTTATACGGAGGAAGAGTTCGGGGAGCCACTAACAACAATGAAGCAAGCGGTCCAGCGTCTCGACTTTATAAGCCTCGGTCTTATCGGCCAGGCCCTCGACGAATATACGGACCGTCCGAACGATGCCCGTAACTTTGTTCGCGACCTACTCGAGTCGGAGGGGAGGTAATGGATATGCAAGAGACGTTAAACCGTTTAGCGGAAGACCGGAAGGCTACGCTAAAAGAGTTAGACCGTATTACTAATCAGATGAAGTATGCGGCGCACTCTGCTAAAGAGCAGGGTTTACATGCTCCTACGATTGCGAAGAATCTAGGGGTGACGAAGCGAACCGTTTATTTATGGCTTCGGTAGGTAAAAAAGAAGCGCTCCCGCTAGGAAAAGAAAGGAGGGAAGAACCTAGCGGGAGCAATACTCATTGGCAGGACTCGCAAGCAACAAGGTCAGCCGGGTCTACCGGAACCTCATACCCGCCATTCTCGAAAACGTCTAACCTCGCCACAGCCTACACCTGCTTGTCATACGCCAGGACCGAAGTCAGTAACGACATCAGACCGGCAAGCGCCGCAACACCAATCACCTGGACGAAATCGACATCGACGATAGAGAGTGCCGCGTTAGCAGTAATGACCGCGATAGCGGACTGTGCAACGGTCTTAACGGCACGCTCCCCGGCGTAGGCCCAGTAACTTTTCCACTTATCCATCAGGGTTATCCTTCTTCCATAGTTTCGTATCTTCATAAGCCGCAAACCCAGTGTAGGCGGTCAGGATGATACTTATCAGAGACACCCCGCCGATAACTAACTGCGATGCTACCTGAGTATCAGACCAGTAGGTTACAGCACCGAAAATTATCATCCCGGTTCCGAGACCGAACGCACTATAAATTAGCCTCCGTCTATGCTTCCAGGACGGCATTACATTAGCCTCGCCAGGAACGGAGCGGCACCCGCGATTATTGCGATAGCGCCGAAAACTTTCCACAGTCTTTGCTCTACTTGCCGCAGCCGGTTCTCGTGGTCCTTAAGAATAATGTCCGTCTCTTTTTCGTGCTCAGCAAGTTGCCGCGCCACCGTAGGGAGCGCATCCGAAACCCGTTGCAGCATTACTTTCATTTCCCGTTGTTCTTCCCAAACTTGCCGGAGCGTTATACGAGTCGAAGGTTCGTCAGCCATTACATCGTCCCGGAGTTCAATCGGCGTTGTATTTCTGCCCAGGTAATCCGGCCCCAAACCCCGTCAGGCTTGACATTAATCTTCTCCTGTACGGCCCTCCGAGTTCGGACGTCGAGGACGCTAGTAACGGGAGCCCCCGCATACCGTTGTATAGCACTATAGGTGAGGCGTCCGGGGATGCCGTCGAGGCGTCCTTTATAACCGTATTTCTTTAAGTCTTCTTGCCAGGCCCGCCAAGTCTCCGAGGACGGTCTACCGTTTACCGGGAGCATAACCTGCGGCGTCCCGTTCTCGAGAAGCGGCAGCGGGTCTACCGTATTCCCCCATCTACGAGACTTTCGAACTTCGAAGTGTAAGTGATTCCCCGTCGAGGCACCAGTAGTCCCGGAGGTATAGATAAAGTCTCCGGCGCTTACCCGTTGCCCGTTGCGCAACGCGGTCCGTTCCTTACCGTGATAGTAAAACGTCCAAAGCTTCGTTCCGTGTTCTATCCCGACAACGTGCCCGCCACCTCGAGGACTCCAACCTATATGGCGGACTACTCCGTCCCCGGCGGCAGTAACCGGGAACACACCCGCCACATCAACCCCGTGATGAAACTTGCGCTTCCCCGTAATAGGGTGAACCCTCCACCCAAATGGGCTTCGAGCGTTAACTGTGTACCCTTCAGGCCAGGGCTGAGAGAGCCTCACCGGTTTAGGCTTTCAGGCCGAAAGCAACCTGGACTTCATCCACGGTCAAACCTAGTGCCTGCAATTTTGCGATAGCGGAAAGCCGTGAGTCCTCTTTCGCCTGTGCAGCTGCAGCAATTTCCGCCTGCACTGTAGGCCACAGTTTCTTCAGCTCTACCTCAGTAGGTGCATCGCCTTCAGACAACCAAGTCAAACCGGTGTAGTCATCACCGTCAAGAGTCCACTCAGAACCCTCAAACTTACGCTCAAGAATTGAAACGATATTCATCAGCCTGCTACCTCCACAAGAACTAAGGATGAAAGCGCACTGTCGTGTTGCGCTATTGCCGTGAAAGCGGCGTTGGCCCTAAAACCAACCGTATAAGTTTGAGCAGAGGTGGTATTAGGTGAGTCCAGAAAACTCAAACCAACTTGCTGCCTGCTAGCACCAGCGGCGCTGTAAACAAAAGCCATACCGTTCGCACCGTTACCTAAATTAGTGCCCGCCACTGTGCCGCGAAATAATGTCACAATACAAGAAGCAGAAACAGAGGAATTACCAAAAGCGCCACTCGACAAAACCAAAACCTTGCTCGATGTTTCCGAAGGCGTTATCGAAGCAGATAAATTAGTTGTAACAAAGCTTGTTGAAGTAGTGGAAACTGTAGTGCTATGCGTGGCTGACACTAATTGCAAAATCTTGCCACCACCAACACCACCCCAAGCCGTAGTGTAAACCTGCAACTCATCCGCATCCTCAAGATACGTCACCATCCCCTCAGAAGGCGAAGGAATAGCAGACCCCCTAGCAGCAGTCCCAGCAAACACCATCACAGACTGGTCCATAAGGTAATCGTTTACGTCTGCGGCCTGGAGAACCTCACCGGCAACAAATGTTTTTCTTCCACTCACAAAAAGCTCCTAAGTCTTAGAAGGCGAGTACGCCAGCTCCATCAAGTTTACCAAACTCAGCGTCATTCAGGACGAACAACGACGTCTGCAACGAACCTAATCCAAAAGTAATTAGGTGACTGTCAGGCTCTACAGCGTGGCCGATAGAAATAATCTGCCCGTAACGGTTCACCTGCGTCCCTACTGGCGGGTTTCCCGGAGTTAGCTTTACCTCGAGGAGGTCCCCCATCTCGAGACCGAAGACCGTTGTTTTCTGGCTATCCGTTAGGTTCTCTACGTTTACCTGTATCGCCTGGAACCTTAGTTGCGGCTCCTCGAACCGGGAAAGAAGTAGGTTTGCGAGTCCGTCTACCGTTGCTTGGTCATCGAGTAGCGTCTCTACGCTTAGCTGCGCAATCCCGTAACGCCTCTGCGAGAGTACCCCGTTAGCTACGCCGGTAAAGTTCGGACTCGTAATCTCTATCTGATTATATAATTGTTCGGTTCCGAAGTCGATAACGGCCGGAGCGAACGGTATACCGGTCCCGTCATCCGCAAACACCGTCACATTGTCCACAGTTGGCGTTGTAAGGCGGTCAATGAACCTCAACCGGCCTACTTTATCAATGAAGAGTAAACCGGCCTCAGATTGCTCTACAGCCTGCAAATACGTTAATGCGTTTCCGTCGAAGACATCCGCACCGAGGTCCGAGTTCCCGGTATCAATTAGACGTTCGGCGGCAGGCCATTCGATAGACGGCATATCGAGGACAGCGTTTACCCTGGCACCGGTAAGTTGCGGTGTAGCGGTCCCGGCCGTTAGTTCTTGTTGCGCCAGGAATGTAAAAGCGTCTGCCGCCTCGAGAGAAGCGGACTGTCTCCCGTTAGGTTCATACGTAAAGTTCCAGTCAAGTACTTTACCTACGTATTGGATAGCTGTCCCTGCTAGGACTCGGACGTCCCGGCGGGGAACAATGTTATTCGCGTAGGGACTCGAAGAATATAACGGGTCGAAGTCCCGGTTTTCATTGTTAAACGTTACCGAGAGAGAACCGGCGTTAAATCTATCGAGGTCCCGGTTCTTCCCGCGTCCGAGAGATAGGGAGGTAACACTATCGGTGACATCGACGAACTCGACTCCTCCGAGAACAAAATCGGTGTTATCGAGGACTCCCGCTACCGGGTCATCGAGGGTAAACGCTTTACTAATTCCAAGCTCTACAGCTAACGTCATTAGGCCCTCGCAAAGACCGGCCCGGACGTCCGTTCGTATTTACGAATGGCGTTAACAATCTGCTCACCGACTTGCGCACCGTTAGTTCCGACTCCAGCGTTTACGGTGATGTTATACGTATTTCCCATACTCCCCATCTTGTTTAACGGGATGACCGCTTCGGGACCAGCTTCACCGATTAGTGCGTTCGTAGGACCGGTAACGATACCTCCCTCTGCTAAGGCGATACGCGGCAGAACGATTTTACTAATCTCCGGGAGGTTAAACCCGATAGTAAACGCGTCCGTAAACGCTGTAGCAGGGACATCGATACGTAATTTATTAAACGCACGAATGATTGCGTTTACGCCTCCGATTACCGAGTTCGCGAAACCTTCGAAGAACCCAATCATCCCGTTGATAATGCCGTAGAAAAAGTCGGATATGCCGCCGAACGTTTCTTCGAACTTCTCCGTAAACGGGTTAAGGAACTCCATAAAACTTTCGAACGTTTCGACTAACCATTCGATAGCACCGACTAGGAGGACGGACATTATTTCGGCAACCGTTGTCAGGATAGGCATCAGGAACTCGATTAGACCGATAAGTAACGGGAGTACTAGGTCGATTAGTGGCAGAAACGCGTCAATAATTTTTACGACAACGGGAGCTAACTCGATAATTAGTTCCGCCAGGACGGGGAGTAACGCCTCGACGATAGGCATTAACGCTTCGATAAGCGTCATAAAGACGGGGAGTAACGCGTCTAACGCGATTAGGAAGACGTCAGCGATTAGCGGTGCGAGTTCCTCGATAACCGGGAGGAGCATATTTATTAAATCGACGAATGGCGGGAGGAGGTCAGCGATTAGTTCGAAGAAAACACCAGCTAGTTCACCGATAATCGGAATCATCGGTGTAAACGCTTCGAGGAGGCCAGGGAGTAGACCGACAACATCGGTTAGTACCGGGCCCAGTTCGGTAAAGACTGTAGCAAGTTCCTCACCTACCGTCTCGAGTACTGGCTGGATACCCTCGACTAGTTCGGCGAAAACCGGGAGAAGTGCCGCGCCAGCGGTCTCCTTAATATTGTCGAACGATAAGGCAAGTTTGTCGGAGGCGTCTGCTGTGGCGGCAGCAACCCCGCCGTACTGGGACTCGAGTTCTCCCAGGATAAGCTCCTGAGCACCGATAAGGTCCCCGGACTCCTGTAGAACCCGAATCTGCTCCTTCTGCTCCTCCGTAAAAACAGTAC